AAAATTACCGAGATGGATGACTTAGTTTATCCTCAAATGTTTATTTGTGTTGCCCAAAGGGATGAGAACGTACCAATGGATGACTTTGAAAACAACGTGGCTTGGAACCCCTATGAGAAACCAACCACTCCCAATACGGAGGATGAAGACATAGTTGTTGAAATCACGGGCGTGAATAAAATAAAACTCGGAGAAACTTTCACATATGAGTCCAACCTTGATGTCGAGTGGGATATTGATGACCCTACTATTGCAACTATCACCCATTTTACTAATAACACGGTCGAACTCATGGGAGTGAAACGTGGTTGGGTGACATTAACGGCAACCACTGTTGATGGCATAGTAGGTGAACTAAATATTATGATTTGTTAGGTGTGATATTTAATGGATATGAACAACAAGTTTATGGACACAAGAAGTTCAAAACTGCGAAGAGTAGTCCCCTTAAAAACTTTCATGATGGATTTAATTGATAATTCCCAAAACATAAAACGCCTATCAAGATATTATACACGGACTCCCTTACTGAATCGTGGAATTGGGTACAATGGGGATATGATAAATCAACCCGACTTAGTAGATAGTTTAAAATACCCAATTGAGAATGACCATGTTAGTGAAACTGCTGACGGTAGGATTTTACATGACTATGCTTATGGCGGAGATGTACTATACAATCGGCAAGTAAGTATATACATTCATTGTTATAAAAGCACATTCAATCCAAACCAAGCAAACGGGAGATTAAACTATGGGGTAGATGCAATCGTTGGTAAACATTATTTCAATATAGATATTATCTACCCTATTGAATTTAATGAACTTGATAGTCTGTATGATGAAAGGGCTAACTCAATAGCTTGTGAAATTATTGACTTATTGGATGAACGAACGATAGAGGGGAAAATTAGAGAGTTCACGGGAGATTGCACAATTTATTTGGCAGGTGAAATTACTGATTTACGATTAGGTTCTTCAAATTATATGGGGATGACACTACCTTTCTATGTAACGGTATTTGGAGGATTAATTTCAAAAGATGAGCTTGGCGGAGAAACACGCTATGATTAGGGATTATTTGGGACAAAGTGAATTGGTTGGTAACATAGAAATATTCCCTATAAGTGTTCTTGAATGGGAAGAGTTTTCCAATGTGAGTGGAAGTTATCTTTTATATGGATATAACTTTATCAAATATCGTTTAAAACCAAAAACAGAAATCAAAATCTTTGATTTAATTATTTCTATGATTGCTAGTGAAATTACAGAAACAAAAGAGTTATATTGCTCTTCTGTACAAAATTTAGAACGTATGTTTGAGATAGTGACCAAACGTAAATCAAAGCTAGTAACCAATGGTGTCGATGTTTGGTATGTTGAGGTGGATGGGATGGGTAAGGTAGATAGGGATAATTACGATATTGTGCGAGAGATAATTATGCGACAAAATTTAATTTTTGAACCATTGGTTGTTGAAGATGAATATACTCAAAAATTAATTGACAAAGCAGTGAAGGTCAGAAACAAAACGGGTGGGAATTTTGACTTTCAATCCATGTTGGTATATGTGTGTAATAAAAGAAACATTTTACCATCGCAATTGGCTAACTACACCTACTACCAACTTCGTTGTGACAACGAAATGTTACAAAGATTGGACTTCAATAATGGGGTTCCAGTTTATCGCTCCCAAGGAGCAAAAGTAGACATGATAGAAGTATATAAATCATTAGATACACTATCAAATCCTAACTCGTGGGATTCATTCTTCGTTAAAGAGGATAAACAGGCAGATGCAGAAATGCAAAGGATGTTAGGAGGATAAGTATGGCAAGAAAGAAGAGAGAAACTTGCGACAACCCTACCTTAGATGGTGGAGCGTTACTAATAGAAGAGAATGTGGTTGAGGAAAACTATGTCGTGAGTTCACAACCACAAGTAGGAGGAAAAAAGATGGCTAAGAAAAATACGTTCTTAACTGAACAAATGTATGACATGACTATCGGTGAAATCTTAGTAACAGATTTAGAAACTGGATTAGAAATGTTTTCGGGTTCATTAAAGTCAACAAACGTAAACAAGACGGCTACAAAGACACCAGTGCGTGCAGGTCGAGATAACACACAATGGTTAGAAATTGTAGGGGATAGTGAAATCACTATTGAAGTTACAGATATTCAAGCAAAACGTGATTGGTTAGCTTTAAAATTAGGTGGCGTTTTAGAGCAATCTACCATTGAAGTTGAAGCGTTCCCTAAAAACTATAAAGTTGGCGGAGCAGATTCGGCAAAAGAAATTACATTAGACCAAACTCCAGTAGGGGATAAGCCAGTAGTGTACAACAAATCGACAGGCGAAGAAATTGAGGCTACCCTTGCCGATAAAAAATTAACATTAACTGGAGAATGTGCAGTTGGGGATACAGTGTTAGTTGGGTCTTATAAATACTCTACTGAAGCTTATAAAGTAGATATCCCTGCTTCAAGTCAAGGTCGTGATGTGGCAATCACTATTACACGTCCACAAGCAAACTCTGCTCAAAAAGTAGTTTGTGAAAAAGTATGGAAATTCTACCGTGCTTCTTTCTCAACAGACTTTGCAGATGAAGCAACATCAGAAAAATCAGAATCGGCTATCTCAACTAGCTTCACAGTATTAAAACATGATGACCATGATACTTTAGGTTTCTTGGCGTATGTGTCTATAAATCAAAAAGAATAGATGAGAGGGTGTCAACCCCTCTCTATTTAACAATATAAAAAGGTTGTATTGTTAAATAGAGAAGACAATATGAAAAGGAAGTGTTAAACTTATGGCAAAATTACATTCTTTAAAAATGAGAAAGGATGAAGGAGAACGTCAAATTAAGTGTCTCGTTGTTATGGATTCCACTAGTGGGGATGTTATTAAATATTACAACCCATCAGAATTTGAAGAACTTATGCAAACTGTTAATAAGGATATGTTAGTAAAAGTTTATTCTCCAAGTGTGCACGAAAAGCAACAGTTATTAGAAACAATCAAAAATGACATTGTTGTTGAGAACGACAATGTGAATGTTACTATTACAGAAACTGATATGATTGTTAAATTATTTACTATGTTTACGGATTTAGAAATTGACTTAGAAGATAAAGAATCAATTGAAGAAGTAATTGCAAATCCAAACGAAATGTACTTGGCAATTAAGATTGAAATTGACAAAATCTTAATGTCAACTTTTGAATCTTTCATTGCAACACATCAAGTACTATTGTCTAATCCTCAAACTACGGAAATGATTAGTAAAAATGTTCTTAACAATGAAGAGGACAAAGTAAAGAAAGCACGTATTCAAGAGTTGAAAGCACAATTAGCGGAGTTAGGTGTTGAATAGTGCCTAAGTTTAAAAATGTTGCAGACATGATTGGATATTTAAAAAAACATTCACAAGAGATTATGCAAGAGATTATAGACGAAGAAGTTATTCCTACAATGATTGAAGTTATTGATAGGGAAGTTTACAACGTCTACACTCCTAAAGTGTATAAGCGTAGATATGAAAAGGGTGGTCTAGCCGACCCAACCAACTTTGACTCAACAATAGGAGTACATGGCAACACAATAAAAATTACAGTAAAAAATATTACACAGCCAAGTGGTCAATCAAATGGGTACTTTTTGGATGCTATGATTGTAAATGGTACTCCTAATATGCCAATGAAACGAGACTTCTATGAAGCAACTCGTGAAGTTATGCGTAGGGAGTTACCAAGTATCGTTGCTAGAAAGTTTGCTCAACGTGGTATCAAAGTTAATTTTAAAGTAACAATACACTAAATTTTAAGGAGTATAAAATGAATACAAAAACCATTTACAACAATGTGAGATAGGGTGCTTAGTAGCTTTCTATCTCACATTTTTTTAGAAAAAAGACGATAAAATTATTAGATAGGAAGTGAACATAGCCTTGAATGAAAATCAACCATTGGTGTTTAGTAGTACCATTGAAATAGATTCTGCTCAATCTACAAAAAATGTTCAAAAAGCAATTGAGGATATTGGTAAAGATACCAAGGTTAAGGTTAATGGAATAGATTTTAACTTTGACGAGGTAGCCAAACAGTTTAACAAAATGGTGAGTCAATCATTTCAAATTAGCGATAACAAAATTATTGGAGTGACACAAGCCTTTAAGAATCAGTTTGGAGAAATCATTACACTACAACATAGGGTTAATGAGGGAAACCAAGCAACACTTACCAGTGCAAAAACAACAAGTAATATTCTTGAAGTCCAAAAGTCAAAATACGAAGAGATTCGTAGACTATATGAAGAGTTAGGAAAATTGCAAGTTGAAAGTGTTTATGCCAACAAGAAAAGAACAGAAGAACTTGCAAATGAAACTAAGAACCTAAAAAGAAATATAACCCTCAAAGAAAAAGAATTGCAAAGCGACGAAAGATTCCTCAATGTTGAATTGCAAAAGTCAACAATAGATAAGCAAAAAATTGCAAATGCCAAGAGTCTAGGGCAAGCAGAGAAAGAAATGTATGATACTCAACAAAAAAGATTGAAGTTGGAAAACGAAATCTTCAAAGTGAAAATGCAAAGCGAAAACCTTGGAGGAAACCTAAGTAGACAAGATTTAACAGTGGTTGAAAAACAGTTGGAATTGCTCGAAACAGAAAGAAACAAACTTAATGGTAAATTGGGCTATCATGGATGGAATACTAAGGAATATAAAGAAGAACTAGAGCAAATCACAAGCATCAACAAGCTAAAAGAAAAAGCGATGACATCTGACTCGAAAAGGGTTCAGTTAAACAATACCCTATTAGCAACTCAAAAAGAGATAAATCAACTAGAATTACAAACACAAAAAAATAAAGGGAAAGATGCTAGTCTTGAAGCTACCTTAAACGCTCAACTTCTTGAGAAGAGGGCACAATACGCAAAAACAGAAACAGAAATTAATAAGCAAGGGTTGCAATGCGAGAAAACTAAAATTGCCATCTTAAAAGAGAATGAGAAGCATCAAAAAAGTATTGCACAAGAAATAGCAAAACAAACAACTCAACAAGAGAAGTTGAATAAGAGTTTGGAGCAAAATCAAAAGAAATTGCAACAAAGAATTGACAATCTTAAAAATACCAATACAGATTTTATTAGTTCAGATAATTTGGTTGCCTTAGATAAGCTAGAACAGAAAATAAAAAACTTGAGTGCAACATCTACTTCACATTTAGCAGAACAAATGCGAGACTTAAATTTAGAGTTTGGTAAGATTAGTTCTGATGTTCACACAAACAAATTAAAGAAGACGAACAGTGCTTTAGGTGAGTTAGGAAACACTGTAAAAAATGTAGCAACCTATGTATCTAGCGCTATGGTTATTGATAGACTATGGGATGAGTTAGCCAAAGGTATCGAACACGTAAAAGATGTCGATAAGGCATTCACCAATATGAGTATGACAATGGAGAGTTTAACAAAAACGCAATTCAATAATATGTTGAGCGAAGTTAATGCCATGTCACAACAAATGGGTGCAGTAGCGAGCGAAACCCTACAAATTGCTCAAACATTTGCCAATGACAAGGTTACAACAGAAGAAGTTATGGCAAAATTACAACCATCTGTTGCCTTGATGAATATATCGGGAATGGAAGCAACGGATGTAACAAAGTCTATTATGTCTATTGCCAACTCATATCAAATGTTAGCCGATGATGGAAGTAATGCGGCAGAGGTGACGGAGTACCTTGGAGACGTATTAGCGAAAGTATCTGCAAATATGGACATGGATTTCGCTAAATTTTGGTGACTCATATAGAAATATATGATGAAGAAATTGACCAAAATCGGTGAAGGCTAAGGTCTTCAAATCAAAAATAGTAACCGCACCCGAAAGGGGCGATATAATGTACGGACAAATTTATGCAATAAAAAATAAAATTAACAACAAGGTCTATATAGGGCAAACAATTAGAAAAAGTGTCCTAGAAAGATACCATGGTTCAATCTCAAACACACATAATGTTCATTTGAAGAACGCCATACGAAAATATGGAGAAGAAAATTTTGAAATCACAACATTGTGTTGGTGCAAAAACAAAGAAGAATTGAACCAAAGGGAAATTGAATATATAGAATTATACAATGCTTTGGATGATAAGTTTGGCTATAATTTGGCTTGCGGAGGAATCGGAGGAGCACAACCTAAAGAAATATGTAAAATAATTTCAGAACACCAAAAAATAATATGGGCTAACGACACCGAAAGGCGAAATAAAGCATCTGAAAGAAATAGGGGAGAGGGGAATCCGATGCACAAAAGCAAGGGAGGACACTCAGAATCTACTAAACAAAAAATGTCTAAGACCAAAAAAGAAATGTTTGCCAATGGAACATTAAAGATTTCAGACAAATGCAAAGAGGTCATGAAAACGCCAGCAGTTAGAAAAAAGATGGCGGAAGCCAAAAGCAAGTATGTATATATTCAATATGACAAAAGCATGAATGAAGTTTACAAAACTTATATTCTGAGAGAACTGTATGACTACATGAAGGAAAACAATTTAGGTCTAACTGTAAAAACATATTCAGGTTTCAAAAACAAATCATGTAAGAAAATAGTATTTAATGACAATGGGTTTTGTGGTTATTATTATAAAATGATTAAAAAAGAAGACTATGCTAATACCGAGGTAAGTTAGAGATTTAAAAGTCTCTAGCCACCGTAACGCATAGGAGTTGAACCTTGCATTATTGCAAGAATAAAATACTCCCAAGAGTGGTCAACACCCTAACGTGAAGTCGAGGGTGAAAATGTATGCTAGGCTGGGTTGGAATTGACCAACCGATGAAAATGAGGGAAACCTCCAGAGGTGTAGATAAAAAGCTACACGTTAATAACAACCGGATGGACTGCAAGGATTGGTTAATGGTATCGGTGTTGCAGGTTCTACCATGAAAGCTGCAGGGGTAGATATGGAATGGTTCGTAGCACAACTCGGAAACGCAATGGTTGCCACTGGTCAATCGGCAGATAAGCTAGGTCGGGGGATGCGTACAATTACTGCCCGCGTTATGCAACAGAAGCAAGCCCTAGAAGAAATGGGAGAGTCTGTAGAAGAAGTTGAAATTGCAATGGCTAAAGGGGAGAAAACCCTTAATGAAATTGGAATTACTATTCGTGATGACCTTAGTGGAGATTTAAAAAGTTTCAGTTCCATTATGGATGAATTAGGAGCTAGATGGGATGGATTAACGGATAGTACCAAATACTATCTTGCCGAACAATTAGCTGGTAAAAACCAAATGGATATTTTCATTGGTATGATGGATAGTTATAGAAATAGTATGGAACTTACCGAGATAGCCTATGATTCACAAGGTACATTAATGGAGATGAATGGCAAATATGCCGAGAGTTTGCAAGGGAAGCTAAACACCTTAACTTCTGCTCAACAAGAACTCTATCAAACTTTTGTTAATACTGATGCCTACAAATCGGCTATAGATGGCTTCACCTCTATTGTGCAATCTGTAACATGGTTAATAGATAAAGTTGGGGCATTACCTACCGTTATGGCTCCTTTATCTATGGCTTTCTTATCTTTTAATAACTTGGGGAAAATGACGTCACAAACCCTCATGGATTTGGTTGCTAAAAAAAGCAAATGGGTGGACAATACTATTAAGGTAAGAAATGAAAAACAACTTTTAGTTGAAACCACTAAACTTGGCATAGCAAAACTGAAAGACGATATCGTTACCCAAGAGTCTTTAGGGAAATGCACCGCCGATTTGGTGGGACAATTAAAAACCAAAAACGCCACACTTAAACAAACTCAATTGGAATTGGTTGGGGCTACAATAAAAACAACGGCATTACAAGTCGCAATGTCTGCTTTAGTATCACTTGGTATTAGTGCTATTACTTGGGCGTTGAGTCAAGCTGTTGGGTGGCTAATACAATATGCCGATTACGCAGGAAGAGCACAAGAGGCAACAAACCAAGTCAACGCTTCTGCAAAAGATATCGAAAATCGTTTAACGGGTAAAAACTCAGAATCCATCCAACAGATGGAGGAGTTGGTGAGTAAATACAATGACATCAACACTAGCGAAGCAGACAAGCTAAAATTAGCCGAGGAGATTAACACCGTTAAAAATACATTGATTGGGCTTGATGAAGAATACGAGGGTATTTTAAATAATCAAGAGTTGTCTTACGAACAACAGTTAAACTTGCTCAAAGCAATTAACCAAGAGAAGATGAGAGATAGTGCCGAGGATTTAGATAAAGCCTTGGATGACAAAGAAGGAGTGTCGGGCACGAGTGCTCACCACGCCGACCAGTTGGAAAAAGTTAAAAAGAATATTCTTGAAATACAAGAATTAATGTCAAAAATGTCTGATGGTCAAACGGTAGAGTTTAATGGTTTCACTCGTTCCAAGGAAGAATTAGAAACAATCTTGGAAGACCAAAAAGAAAAGTTCCAAAGCCATTATCTATTTCTATCAGATTGGAATGGAAATGTACAGGCTCTAATGGATGCTGGCTATGATACTGAAAAAATCAAATACTCGTTGGAGGAGTATGAGGGATTATTTAACATCGTAACTGAGGAAATGGCTATCAAAGCCGAGGAAACTGGAACACTCTTGGAACAAATCGAGGGTAAAGCAAAACAATATGCTAGTACCATTAATGAGAGCTTAGGTGGAGATTTTGACGTAAAAAGTGCAAGTCAATCTTTAAAATCCTTGGTTATAAAAATGGAGGATTTGGAAGATGGGTCAGAAGATGCCGAAAAAGCCCTAGAGGTTCTTCATGATGTATTTAAAGATATGCCAGACGATGTAGATGATGTTGGTGATGCAATTGATTATTTAAACGGAAAGCTAAAAGAGACAGAGGATGCCTCAGAAATGAAAGGCTTAAACGAGACATATCTTGAAGCCGTAGAAGGTATTGAGGAGGCAAGTTCCCTATTGGACTCACTGTCAGACGGTCTGACGGCAAGTGAAATGAGAGCAATTTTTGACTCTGCCTATATGAACGATTACAACGGTAGTCTAACGGATACAGTTGCAATTCAAGAACACTTAAATGGCAAGATACAAGAAATGAGCGATGCGGCAAATGCGGCATATACGCAAATGAACCGTGACAGTGAAGAGTTTTGGAATAATCAAATGACCAAAACAGACGAATGGAGAGCATATGAGGAACAAACACAAGCTCAATTAACAGATTTCTTCGCCAATCAATTAGGAATTCAAAGCGCAGATTTCTCTCAGTACATCGCCGACAAAGGCGGTATGCGAGATATTGACCTAACAAATGCAAATACTCTAGGTGAAGCAGAG